AGAAAATATTAAAAGTGAGAAGATTAAATTTATTCCCGCACATGTTTATGAAAATCTTAAAGAACTTTATGTAGAATTTAAAAACAAAAGCCAGGGGGCATCATGAGTGAAGCAGAAGTCGGTGGGATCGCAGCAGATCGTCTACGAAGCATTATTGATCGGATTGAACGATTAGAAGAAGAGCGCAAAGGATTGGCTAATGATATTAAAGACATCTATGCCGAGGCTAAATCAGCAGGATTTGATGTGCCTGTTGTGCGCCGTATCATCGCAGCACGTAAAAAAGACCCGTCAGAAGTAGAGGAACAAGAAGAAATTTTTGATCTTTATCGTCATGCGTTGGGAATGTAATTGATGACCATTTTAGCAATTGATCCAGGATTAAATACAGGGATTGCTTTAAGTAATGGTTTTACTCATACCATGCGATTTTCAACGAAAGATGATATTGCAGCCAGCGTATGCAGATTAGGTCATTACTTAAAAGATTTATCCGAGAAATATAATGTTGAAAAAATTATTGTTGAACGTCCGTTTTTCCCACCTCGTTGCAAAGGTGCTGTCATTGATTTAACCAACGCTTTGATTTTTGAAACGCACCGCCAAGGATACACGAAGCAGATAAAGCGTAAAGAATATAACTCTATGACAGTTCGGAAAGAATTACTTGGAAAGGGCCGCAGATCAAAAGGTCAAAGTGTGAAAGAATTCGATGCCGAGATTAAGTTTAACGTGTGTCAACGTGGCTTTAATCCAGCCAATGAACACGAAGCAGATGCCGCGGCTTTAATCTGTGCATATCATAAAATTAATCATTGTGAGGGTCTAAGTTTGACGACCGATGCCCCTCACAATGGCACAAAATTAGAAAAGAAGTGCAAAAATGAACGTAATAGAAAATTTTGAACTTGTAAATGAACCAACTATCGATTGGGCGGATTATGAAGAAAATGATCCTAAGGTTCAAGGATTAACAGATATTGGTAAAAACGTCTTATCAGCTTTGATTATACTGATGTATCAAAATAAACAACATTTTGGAACTTTACCATCTCTTAATCATTGTGACGTAAGATCTCTCTCTTTTTGTGAATATTTAAGAGGTGCTGATATTACACGGGCTTTCAACAAATTACTAAAAAATAAAATAGTAGTCGCTGTTGATGACGGGTCTGAACAATTCTTTACGGTCCCTAGATTCTTTCGGATGGTTACATCCACTCCAATGGGGAGTATGCAGTAATGGCTTTTAAAAAAGAATTATCACCAGAGGCAAAACAACTCTTTTATTATCTAAAAGGAGTATTAGTTGGCTTTTACCCTATTGAGGAACCGTTCAAAGATCACGGCGAATTAGTCTTTGATATAGGCATATTAAATGATTGCTTCGAGCAACAAAAAAGTATTCCTGCCGAAGATATAGTGGGCCCATTTACAGAGTTGTCATCAGTTTATCAAATTTCTTTGCATCCGAATGATACTATTTCAATTGGCTATTCCATTACCACCAAAGAAGAGAATGGCAAATATTCTTTTGCAATTAAAAAAAGGGAGGGTGTGTAATGTCAAAACTTCCTGATAATCATAGCTGGGTAAAATTTAAGCATAAAGAATGGTTGACTTATGGGGCGTTCCAAAAGTTGACCAGGACCGTTCGTTGCTATTGGGTCGATTTATTTTCATTGTCATATTCTTGTGATAAAATTGGTCATTTACAAATCAATGGTAAGCCTCTTACAAATCAAGAAATAGCCAAAAGTATTTCTTCTTCTAAACGTGAATTTGAAAGCGCATTAAAGAAGCTTATAGAGGTTGGATTATGTAAAATATCCTCTAATGGAACTATCATTATTCCGCAAGTTTTAGAGCTTTATGATGAAAATAATTTGCGAAAAAGTAGTAATAACGCTGCGAAATCCTTGCGAAATCCTTGCGAAATTACAAGAGGGAATGGTGGAAATCAGCCAAAAACAACTACACAAGAAAAAGAAGAAGATAAAGATATAAGAGAAGATAAGAAAGAAAAAAGTGTAAAAAAAGAAAATCAGGATTTGATTGATGGTCAAAGGGATGTTTCCCCTAACGGGTCAACCAAAAAAGGATCACGTCTTCCTGATGATTGGATGCCTACCGAAAATGATATCGCCTATGCACAAAACTTAAATCTCGATCCTGAAAAGATTGCAGAAGATTTTTGCGACTGGTGGCACGCAAAGGCTGGGGCTGGTGCAAGAAAGACTGACTGGTCGCTAACTTGGAAAACTTGGTGCAGACGTGAAAACGAGAAAAACCAAGAAAAACAACAACGCTTCAATGCCTACAATCAACCACGCAAAAGCAATCTTGAGCGTATTGGTGAAAAAATCGATAGAGCGGCAGAGCATTACGGGGTTGACGATTGGTTTGAAAATGGCGTGCCTCAAGACTTATCCACAAAACCAAAATTACAACTTGTCGGAGGTTCAAAATGGTAAATCTTGTTGTATCTCCAGAACAAATTAATGATCGAAAATTTCAAGCTCATATTTTGAAATGGCTAAAGGCAGTGGCTAATCTTACTAAAAAAAGTGACGCGACCGTCAATGAAAATTGGCTTTCAGATATTGGTCAAGCATTACTAGAAAATCTACCATCTTGGGTTTTTTCAAGGCAATCCTGCAACTTCGTAGCTTCAAAGCATACGTTCTTCCCTTCGTTTAAAGAAATGATGGAAGACCTAAAGGATTGGGCAGATTTAGAAGATAGAAGAAAAACTGAATTAAAAATAGAGCATCAAGAAGCAATCAAAAATGCAGCAGACTTTCCACAGCCTGTGAGAAATTGGGTCGCTTCTTATGTCAAACATTCTGGTTCTAATTGGAAATATGATGATGCACAATCTCCAAACCTTCAAGAGCAAGAAGCGCGTGACAAGAGATTCCAAAAACTTATGAAAGCTCAATGTCCAGAAGCATATGAATATTTATTCCCTAGAGAAGCAAAAGAAAATATTCATACTTTTGAAGAACGAATTGCACAACAAAAAATAGAATGGGCAGATGAAAAATCAATTTCAAAAACTATAGAAGAAATCAAAAATTTACCAAGTTTATTGCTGCAAGGTGAAAATATAAAATTTTTAAAAACAGGCGTGTCTAAATATGCCCCACATTTGATTGATTGGGTTGATCAGGAATTTCCAACACCATACGCACCTCAAAAAGAAGAAAAAAAACAAGGATTTTTCGCATGATTTATTACAACGAAAATAATAAATTCGCTGCGAACTGGTTAGAAAAGTTGATGCAAGAACAACTGATCCCTCAAGGGATAGTTGATAGGCGTTCTATTACAGAAATAAAACCAGATGATTTAAAACAATATAAACAATGCCATTTCTTTGCAGGAATTGGTGGATGGTCATATGCACTTGAATTAGCAAAGTGGGAGGAAGACCGTCCTGTTTGGACAGGATCATGTCCATGTCAACCATTTAGTGCCGCAGGAAATAAAAAAGGATTTAATGATGAGCGAGATTTATGGCCAGTATGGTTTAAGCTTATCAAAGAGTGCAAGCCTACAACAGTCTTTGGAGAACAGGTTGAACCGGCTATTAAGCACGGATGGCTCGATCGTCTTTCGAATGACTTGGAAGCGGAAGACTACGCCATTGGGGCGGCAGTATTGCCAGCTTGTAGTGTCGGCACCCCGCATCAAAGAAAGCGTTTATGGTGGGTGGCAAACTCCAACAGCGACCAATGCGGGAGTGAGAACAGAAAAAGCGCTGCAATCGAGGAGAGAGAAGAGAGCTGCGACAGGGAGGACTTCGGAGAGTTATGGGACATTGGAGGAGCAAGCAGTGCGTTTAGCATCATGGCCGACGCCGACATCGAGAGATTACAAGGGGTCGTGTTCGACGGTCATAAGAAAGGACGGGTTGTCCCGTCTATCTCAACTCGATTACGCAGTAGAACAGGGTTTTGGTCAGATGCTCAATACATCAAATGCACTGATGGGAAGTATAGGCCGATTGAACCCTCAATTCGTTTGTTGGTTAATGGGTTTCCCTCAAGAATGGGTCTCTTGCGTGGTTTTGGAAACGCTATAGTTCCACAAATGGCTGCTGTTTTTATTAAATCATTTATGGGAATTTCAGTATGACCCACAACATCCTGAAAAAAATTCGCAATACACTTTGGACAGTAGGTTCCGTGTGTTTTATTCTTACCTATGTCTCATCAACGATACATGGTTCTCAAATGGACTACATTCGGACAGACGCAAGAACTAAACTTTCACAGGCTTACTCATACCAGAAAACACAAGCCATGCGAGCCGATGCAGACAGCTATGCAATCCTACAACGTGCATTCGCCACCGCCGAAGCAAATCGCATCATCTATCAATCAACTCAACCCATCAAACCATACATCAGTCAAGTCATCGTCAATCACTTCACGCCATACGCACAGGGGTTCTAAGAAAATGAAGCAACAATTAATCATCGCACAAACATTCATCCGTCAAGATAGCGAAGGACGTTATTGTCTAAATGACTGTCATAAAGCTTCTGGAATGGATAGAAGTAAACAGCCCTCAAATTGGTTAAGACTAGATGCGACCAAAGGATTAATCGCAGAAATCCGTCAGTCCTCAGATGTGAGGACTGCTCCACTATCAGCTGTAAATGGTGGAATTAATCCAGGGACATACGTTGTCAAAGAGCTTGTTTATGCATATGCAATGTGGATCAGTCCCGTTTTTCAACTTCAAGTAATCCGTGCCTATGATGCTCTTGTATCGCAGCCACAATTCCAAATTCCCCAAACGTTACCTGATGCTTTGAGGTTGGCAGCAGATCAAGCAGAGGAAATCAGTATTTTACAACCTAAAGCAGATGGTTACGATCTTTTAACTGATGCAAATGGCTCATTATGTTTAACTGATGCAGCGAAAAATCTAAAAATTAAACGGATCGATCTGATTAACTACTTAAATCGCTATGGATGGATTTATAAACGTAGAGCTGAGGATAATTGGAAAGGGTATCAAGATAAAATTGATCAAGGGTTGTTGTGGCACAAAGTAGATGAGCTGCCTAGAACTAATGGGGAAATAAAAATTGTAACTCAAGTGCGTATCACCCCTAAAGGCCTTGCAAAACTTGCAACTATCTTTGCAGGAGAAGCAGCATGAAACACGGAGCATCATACGCAATCGAAATCGAACAAGAGCAAGTCACACTTGAAACCATCAAAGACGCTTTGAACAAATACTCAAAATCAACTTGGGAAATTAACGACGAAAAATACAAAGAAAAAACCGTGCTTGCAAATCCAGATAATCCGATCATCGTCTATTTCCAAACAGGAAACGGTTGCATCTTGATGGAGCATTACGATTACAAAACACATAAACTGATCGATCTATTGCCAGAGTTTACCTCCGACGTAATCGCACAACTTATCAACATACAGCTTAAAAGAATGGGGGTTTAACCAATGGCAGCAAGTGTAAACAAAGTAATACTGGTTGGTAATCTAGGACGTGATCCAGAGGTGAGAACAACAGATCAAGGCACAAAGATCGTTAATCTAACATTAGCGACGAGCGAAACTTGGAACGATAAACAAACAGGCGAGCGCAAAGAAAAAACAGAATGGCATCGTGTCGTAGTCTTCAACGAACGACTAGCAGACGTTGCAGAAAAGTATTTGCGTAAAGGTCGTAAAATCTTCGTAGAGGGTGTTTTGAAGACTAGGAAGTGGAATGATAGCCAAGGAGTAGAAAGATACGTCACAGAGGTAGTTCTCGACCGTTTTAGAGGTGAGTTAGTTTTACTGGACAGTCAGAATAGCGGTGAGGGGCAATCAGAACAGTCACAACCAACGACACGGCATCGGGCTAAAGACGCACCAAAGCAGCAAGGTGGGTGGGATAGTTCAATGCCTGGTAAAAACGATCTCGATGATGAAATTCCATTTTAGGAAAAAATAACCAATGGCAAAACTAAAGCAAAAACCAGTTATTCCTTCGATTGTTAAAGGAGTAGGATTAGTAGGGCCATACCTCAGGGGTGAGCTTCAAATTACAAAAGAACCAGACGAGGAAAATCCAAAGCAAAACGTTACAAGGTTGCGTAGAAAAAACTTTATCTCCGAACTGTTAAACCGAAAAATTATCACAGAGGAACAGTTTAGGAGAGGTAATCAATACGCTATATTGTGTGAAAAGGCATTAGGAGCAACACAGGATTTATATGCTAAAGTAAGCCTATTAAGTGTGTCTCGTAAACGTTGGGAGCATACTCAAGCTCAACATGAAGCGTATGAAAAGTTATTTCAAATATGGGAAAGTCTGGGGAAATTCAATCTGAAAATTTTAAATATGGTTACTCTTGGGGATATGAACGCAAGCGAGATTAGTAAGCTCATTCCTCGAGATAGGAGGGCCATCAGGGGTATGATTGAAATGGTTTTCGACTCATTAGAAAATATTTTTGATAAGTTAGAAAAAACCTCTTGTACGATGTGACATTTTATGATAACGTTATGTCATAATCAAATAATTACGTTTAGGTTATGACACTTTGTTTGATACAGAAATTACACAACGTCCCATCCAAAAGATCGGGGCGTTTTTTATTGCCATAAGTAATCACATGAATAATCAAGCATTTCAAATCGGCGATGTCGTTACTCAAAGAAAAGTAAATGACTTTAAACCGTATTTATATCCAGATATGAGAGTAGTAGAGAAAATACCTCCCAATTACCTCTTGTGCGAATAGTATAATAAAAAGTGGAATAAATGGGAAACAACCACATTTAATTCAACCGAGTTAATTAAGAAATAATTTTAAGTAAGTGTATAAACAATGGCTAGACCCTCCAAATATTCAGAAGAGCTTGTGAATAAAATCTGTGAACGTATTGCAGATGGGGAAAGTTTGCGTGCTATTTGTCGTGAAGATGGGATGCCAGATCATAATACTGTTATACGTTGGAAAAATGAAAAACCAGAGTTTTGTAGCCAATACGCGCGTGCGCGCGAAGATCAAGCAGATGGCTTATTTGATCAAGCAATAGATATGCTAAAAGAACAACACGTTGATAATGTAAAGGTTCAATCTGCTAAATTAAACTTTGATATTATCAAATGGACGGCAGGCAAGTTGGCACCTAAGAAATACGGCGATAAAATAGATATGACCAGCTCTGACGGAACCATGTCACCAGATAAAAACATTCAAGTAACTTTTGTTAAGGCAAAATCACAAGTTTCCGAGAAATCAGATAATACGGAATAGTTGTATTTATCTATATTCATTTGGCTACACTCAAAAAAACACGTATCGCAATCCATTCAATCTGTATTTATTTAAATTGTTTTTTGCTAACGAATACAATGTTACGTTATCATTTAAGACTTAAAAGAATACAATATTGTGAATATAGACGAACGGCCAGACTTTTAAGGAACACGAGCATGAATTGGGAAAATGCGTCTATATGCGCCTTTTTAATCGTAACGGTATTTGTTTACATTTTGATGCATTTTTATCTTTTATAGTGCTTGTACCCACAATGATTTTGTACTACAATAATTTATTGTTAATCAAGGTATAGTAGCATGAGTGAAAGTATTAAGTGTTATAAACAGGCGGTCAAAAACAAAGATAGTTTAATAGAATCCCATATTAACTTTGTAATAAAAACCGCCAACAAGTTCAAAAATAGAAATTTACCAATTGATGATTTAATTCAAGAGGGTATGCTCGGATTAACTGAGGCTTACCAGAAATTTGATGAAAGTAGAGGATATAAATTTTCTACTTTTGCGCGTCATTATGTTAATAATCATATTTTATTATATATTATGCTAAATTCTTCTCATGTTACATTAAAAATAAATGCAAAAACCACAAGGTTATTTTTTAATTTAGCAAAAGAGAAAGAAAAAATTGAAGCTTTTTCCGACAATTTAACCCAAGATCAAATCGCATATCTTGCTAAAAAATTAATGGTAGATAGTGAAGAGATAATCGATATAAATTCTTTATTAAGTGGTGATATTCATCTTGATTGGTTAATGAATGATGAGAGTGGTTCAACGTTTAAAGATAATTTGGTTGATGAAACGCAATCTATTGAGGGTGTAATAGCGCATCGAGAAGAAGAGAGTTTGAAATGGGATATGGTCCAGGATGGAATCAAAAAACTTTCTCCAAGACAAAAGCAGATAATGAATGATTTATATTTTTCAAACGGAAATAATATGACTGGCTGCGACGTTGCAAAAAAATATCATGTTAGCAGTTCATATATATATTCTGTTAAAGATAAATCTTTAGAGAAACTTAAAGAATCTTGCAATAAAAAGTTAAAAAAACACTTGTACTTTAATTGAGATTGTACTATCTTTGTATATGGAAATGTTTTATTTATTTTTATCATGACTTTCCTCCTTGTTATAAGTTTACAAAAACATACAGTAAAGGCGATCCAATAAAACGGGTCGCCTTTTGTTTATAATTTAACATACCTGTCATGCCTATGTTCAAGATTCCTTGTTCAAGCACAAATTGGCAGGTCTTTTCATAAAAATATTCAAGGTAAAATATGTCAGAAATTCAGATACCAGAACCTTTCCAAGATTTGATTGTTCCTGCACGTTATAAGATGTTTCATGGTGGACGCGGTGGGGCTAAATCTTGGGGGTTTGCAACAGCTCTTGTTATTATGGCAGCACAAAAGCCATTGAGAGTTTTATGCGCCCGTGAATTCCAAAAGTCTTTAAAAGAATCAGTTCATCAATTACTTTGCGACTCAATTGATAGATGTGGATTAACTGACTTTTACACACCTCAAAAGACAGAAATAGTAGGGAAAAATGGTTCAGAGTTTATTTTTGCGGGTTTAGCGAGAAACATAACCTCGATTAAGTCAATGGAGGGAATTGATATTGTATGGGTTGAAGAAGCTCAGACAATTAGTCAAGAAAGTATCGAGTTATTAATTCCAACTATTCGTAAAGAAAAAAAAGATCAAAGCAAACAAGAAAATAATTCATTAAAAGAATCTGAGTTATGGTTCTCGTGGAACCCTGGTGATGAATATGATCCGATTGAAGTTTTAAAGAAAAGTTTAGAAAACTATTCTGATGAAAAAGCAATTATTAAAAAGGTTACTTGGCGTGATAATCCTTGGTTCCCAGAGGTATTAAACCGCGAAAGGTTGCGTTGTTTAAAAACTAATCCTGCTCAATATAACCATATTTGGGAGGGCGAATTTATTGCGTCATTAGCTGAGTTCTTTAAAGAGGAATATTTCTTAGTTGATAACAAGCCCGTTGAAACGCCTCTTCATATCAATTTAGTTTTTGCAACGATAGATACAACTTTAAAGGGCGGTGCGGGTAAAGATGGCACGTCAGTTTTATACTGGGGATTAAATACCTTTGACGAGAAGCAGCCACTAACGGTGCTTGATTGGGATTTGGTCGAGTTAGAGGGGTATTTACTTGATGACTGGCTATCTACCGTTTTTCATAAGTTAGAAGCGTGGGCAGTTGAAACAAAAGCTATTCGAGGCGCTGCGGGTATTTATATCGAAGATAAAGCGGTGGGGACAGTTCTAATTCAAAAGGCAATGAGCCAAGGATTAGATGTCTATGCGATTGATTCAAAATTAACAGCATTAGGGAAAGATCGGCGTTGCATTTTGATTTCCGATGTTGTGCGGGATGGAAAGGTAAAATTTTCATCTTATGCTTATTACAAAACAACTAAATTCAGAGACATAACAAGAAATCACTTAGTTAAACAAGTCGTATCATTTTCCCCAGGGGATAAGGATGCAGACAAAAGGCAAGATGATTTGTTGGACGCTTTTTCTTATGGCGTTGCAATAGGGATTAAGGATTCATTAGCAGATGCTACAATATGATAATACATCGGGCTTTGCTTGTTTAAATCGAACATTTAATCAAACATTTAATAATGAACAATATACAAACCCTAGTTATCTTTCATACAATTTATGTAAGCAGCTTTATGTTTATCATCCGTTAGGTAAGCGTATTGTTGATTTGCCGATTGATTTAACTTTAAATAAAGAGCGAATTTTAAATGTTAAACATGAGTTAAGTCCTGAGTTAATCGACCAATTCAATAAAAAATGGAAAGAGTTAAATTTAACGAGAGCTATTAGAAATTTAGCTATTACCTCAAGATTATATGGAATTGCAGCACTTTTTATAAAAATTAAAGACCTAGACGATAGTGAAAATATTCCTAATGATAAAAATCTAAATGATTATACGATCACACCGTTAGTTTACGACGCTTTAAATATTGCTGGAAGCGCGACACAAAACCAAAACCTTGAATCTGCTGATTTCCTTGAATTAAAGGAGGTGTATCGTTCTGGACAAGCATTAGCTAAAGATCGCTCAATTATTCTTAGTAATGGCGACCCTATTTATATAGAATATATCAATTCTGCTTATGGATTTGCAGGACGCAGTGTGTTTCAAAACTGCGCTTCTCTATTACAGTCTTACGTTGATGTGATGGGGGCTGATAATACGGTGGCACGAAAAGCAGCTTTAATTATCGCTAAAATGCAGCAAAGCGGAAGCCCAACTAATTTACAAGGGAAAGCCTTTGAACAAAAAAGAGAATTAATATTAGAGGGTATTAATAATAATGTTTTAAATGTTGGTATCAATGAAGATATTAGCACCTTAAACATGACCAATGTTGATAATTCAATTGATACAGCACGTCGTCATATTATTGAAGATATAGCCAACGCTATTGATTTACCTGTTGTTTTACTAAATGGACAGAAGTTTACTGCGGGCTTTGGCGAGGGATCTGAAGATACTAAAAATATTGGTAGGCATGTTGATAGCAAGCGTCAATGGTTAGAGCCTATATTTAATTTTTGTGACAATCTAGTCATGGACTTAGCATGGGATTTCAACTTTATTGATTCTTTAAATTCTCAAAACTCTTCATTTTTTGATAAAAATTTACCAATTGAAGAAAAAAAACGCCTTTATAAAATTAGATTTCAAGAGTTAAAGAATGGTTTTTCTTATAGTTTCCCATCATTTTTAACGGAAACTGAGGGCGAAATATTAGATGGTGATGTAAAAAAAATTAATTCTATTAAAACTATCTTTGATAGCGTTTATGATAAAGTTGATCCGCAAACAAAAAGCCAACTAATTTGCTGGATGATGGATAATTTTAATGATTTACGAAGCGTGAATAAAGTTAAAATTGATTTTGATTCTAATGATATACAAGAATTTATTGAAAATGAAGGTGCAGACAAGTTAGTAAATTTTTTGTTAAATGGCAAAAGTCAGGATCAACCAAATGACACTGCTTAAACGTGTATTACTTTTTTTAAAAAAGGTTCAGGATAATGCAGCCAAAACGGATGTAATCACGTATGAAATGATGCAATCTTGGCAACATGAGCTTTTAGACCTTTTAAAAAATGAAAATAAAGTTGTTGATCCTGAGCCTATTCGCAAGCATTTAGATGGAGTTTTAAAAAAACAATTAACTAGGAAAAGTCTGCGAAAAAACTTCAAAGGAAACGCGCTTAATTTCACGAAAGCACGTTTAACTGAAAGTTCTCAAAAGTTTTTGCGTGAACGGGTAATGTTCTCAGTTTCTTTAATTCAACATAATCGAGAACAACAGGTTAATGCTACTTTGAGGCGTTTTGAGGGTTGGTTATCTGGCGTTCCTACAAATAGTGTTTCAGAGGCAAAAGAAAAGCCTAGAGAGGCTGTAAAGGATATTATTAAACCTTTGATTAAACAATCCTTTGAAGAAAGGAGAGTATTAATTGATCAAGGGCATAAATTAAGTGCTGCTGTTAATGATGCAATTGCTCAAGATCAAGGTGCAATATGTGTTGAGTGGCATAGCCATTGGCAAGAAGCAAACTATAACTATCGTAAAGATCATAAAGAACGAGATAAGAAGCTATTTTTTTACAAGGATAATTATTTCGTAAAGAATGGTTATATCAAAAAAGATGGAATTCAATACATCAATGATATTGATGGTTTTGGACAAGAGCCATTTTGTAGATGTTATGGCACTTATTTCTTTACCCTTTACGATATACCAGAAAGCTATTTAACCAAAAAAGGAAAAGAGTATATCAATGGTTGATTTTATTGCCTGCGCCATGATTAAGGTGGGTAAGTCTATTCTTTTGGTTAAACGTAAAGATAATAATTTATGGAGTTTCCCTGGTGGCCATAAAGAAAGGGAGGAAAACCCTTTTGAAACGGCTATACGTGAAACTTGCGAAGAAACGGGAATTGAGCTTACAAAACCGATTGAGGATAGTTTCTGTAATATACGATATGAAGATTTATTTATTTCATTTATACCCTTTCGTCTAAAAGAATTAAAAGAGGTATCTTTAGATACAGATGAGTTAATAGATGCCCGTTTGTTTCCAATTAATGATTTACCTTCTGATTGTATGGATACAGTCTATACAGCTATACAATGGGGTAGTTATGATGAACATGATGTAGCTCAAGCTATTGCTAAGGGCGAATTGGCATCACCACAATACTTTGATGGCAATTATCTTTTTGATATGCGTTTGACAGGAACAGGTACTGCAAAGCGCAATTTAGAAGATAAGCAAACAGAAATTACATACAGGGATCCAAAAGAATTTCTATCAAAGAAGTTCCTAAACCTTTGTAATGGGGTGAGAGTAGTCTTTGATCATCCAGATAAAGACAATGTTGATACTGAATATTTAAGAAATAGACAGGTTGGCACTGTAATCTTACCTTATGTTTTTGATGAAGAGGTTTGGGCTATTGTTAAGATCGCCAGTCCTCTATTTTCAGAAATGTTAATGAAAACAGTTTATTCGACAAGCCCCAGTGTAAGTAATCGTTCGAAAAATCAGCCAATTTATTTTGAGGAAAATAAGCGCGCTTTATATGAAAGTAGCCCTTATGTTGTTGATCATTTGGCGATTGTTTCGAATGGGGTCTGGGATAAAGATGGGGAAGCACTACCAGGTATTTCAACCCCAATTAATTCAATCGATAAAAATGGAGCTAAAATTATTATGCCTAATGATTTAGATAATGAATATAACGATCTGATGAAAAAGGTCAGCAATAACAGACAAGATTCTTGTCGTAAAGATGATAACAATGCTTTTTTGGAAGAAAGTAAACGTAAGTTTGAAGCACAACTTGAGTTTGCTAAAGAGCGTATTGAAAATGGAGACTTTACAGATAAAGATAAAGAATATTTAGATCGAGCCCGTGAACAATACGAAAAAGCCAAAAAAGAAGCTGAAGGTTCTACTCGTGAGGATGCACGCCGTAAAGACAATCAAGAACCAAAGTTAGATGCAGCTCGTAAAGATGACGATGAAAACCGTCTAGTTACTCGCGATGAAATGAAAGAGATGTTCAAAGGATTTGCGGAACATCTCGGCGATAAACTTTCCGATGTATTATCTAAAAAAGATTCTAATGAGCCTCCGTCAGAACCAACAGATGATAAAAAAAAAGATGCGTGTAAGCCTGATGCAGACGGTGGGGCAGAACCATCAAAAGTAGATGGTGAGGGAACAACCGATATTGATAATAAAACCATTGATGCTTTGATGAAAAGTAAAGAGGGTGAAGAAATTAGCGACGAAGAACGTAGTCAAATTAGCGATTGCCAGCAGACTTATACACCTATTTACCAGATGCACAATAAGCAAGCCCCAAAGCCTTTGTCATTTGAAACGTATGAGCAATATAGTGTTCGAGCTATGGGTGGTGTTATTCAACATTCGCCTCGCTGGAAAGATTATGGTTTAGACAATCTTCGCAAAGATAAAAAATTGATCGCAATTGCTGTTGATGAAGTAGCTAATGATGCGAAAAAAGCAGCTCAAGTCAACTTGCAAGAAAAAGGTGAGTTAAGGCAAATGAGAACAAGCGATGGCGCACGAACAATCAACTCATATACAGGGGCATCTACAGGTTTTACCAATATGTTTTCTACGCCACCTCGGGTTGCAACAACACATTAATATAAATTATCAGGAATTTTAAAATGGCTATTCAAGGTTTTAACCCACTTGGCACATCGGTTGCTAGTGGGTCTTTTTATACCGATACTACAGGCTATACGCAAGGTGTTATGGAAGCTGATCCAGCAGCAAGATATTCTTTAGTTGCTGGGGTAATCAGTCGAACAGATACAAATATTTATTATGGTGGATTGCCGATTGTTGAAAATATTTCACAACTAAAAAGTAACCCACAAGCATCCATTCAATTGGCAACGGCAAGTGATAGTGTTTCAGGATTTACAACTTTCAATCAATCAAACAACTTATTTACATTAGGCGCTAATCAAGTGCCCACAACTACAGGCGGTGGGACTATCAATTATTTACGCCTTGGATGTAATGCACGTATTTCATTAGCTTGTGATCCGGCACTTAGAAAATATATTGGAACCCCATTGGGGGCTGTAAAAGTTGCATGGGATTTTACAAATAATCAATTAGTTGAAGCAGGATCAGATAATGCACTAGCTGTGAAAATTATCGCTTTTGGTCTTCAAAATTCAAAAACAGTAACTATTGATCAAAGCACCCAAGCGATTACCTGGAATGCAGCAGGAACTTGTGCTTTGGTATTGTTATAAGGAATAATCGATGTCTCTTTTAGCACCTTCTTTTGTTAAACTGAATCCGAGTTACACTGCACCAGGGTTGCTTGTTGATCAAACACAACGTTCTGGCGCTTTTCATTTACTACCTAATAGCAGTATTCAAGCAACACTAGGTCTTGCTGATAAAGCTGTTTATATGCACCGTATGGGGATTAAAACAAGAAATTCTATTTCTCAAGATTCTCAAAACGAATTGGCGACTGTAGATATTAATTTATCACAAGTTCAAACACTTACCTATCTTATTCAAAATCAAGCGATTTTTAATCGTCATGAAGTTGCTGCCGGAGCTGCTTACAATGTAGCGGTGCCAAGTGCTTTTTCATTAGCATTAAAGCAAGCTCATTTTAATCAATTACGTGATCTTTTATTATACGGGTTCCAGCCGGAGTATGGTGAGGGAATGCTTAATGCTGTAGGGGCTAAAGCAACAGTTATACCCCCCGATAGCAATAATACTAAAGATGTGCTTAATATGATTCCTGGTGAGGTTTCAGAATTCTTGTTGAAAGAAATTCAAGATATTCAAAATAGAACACAACATGCAGGAATGAAATGTGTATTTACATTGCTTGGCCCTCAACGTGTTCTAAACTTACTTGAGACAAGTAAAATTGTTCAATTGACTTCCTATCAGGTTAAAGGTGGCGGGACCGCAACTGTTTATGGTCAAATTCAAAGTATTTTAGAGGATAAAGGAGATGCTATTTTATGGCAGTATGATGATACTCTAAAAGGAAAAGGCGCGAATGGTGCGGATGCTTTAATTTTAACTATGCGTGAAATTAATCTAAGTGGCTATGATGGAATTCCTAATACAAATATTTTTGGCCAATCCATTAGCCCGCAAGACCCGTCTTGTAACCTTATGTTTGCAGATGTTCCAGCTCCTACGGAGTTCATCACTCCAATGCCAGGGACAGCAACTCATATTCAAATGGAAATGAGAGCGACCCCAGGTTGGGCGGTTCGCCCAGAGGCTACAACTATTATTTCTGCTGCGGTTGAAGTTGTTGATGATACTGGCTCAGGAACAGATACTAAAACTTTTAGTTTTTCATCAAGCACAGCAACAGATAGCAAGAACGATGCTGGATCAGATACTACTACTTCAAGTGGGAGCGTAAATACTCCAGCAAAGAGTTCATCAAGCACAGCAACAGATAGCAAGAATAAATAAATTATAAGCCTGTTTTAATACAGGCTTTTTATTAAAGAGTAAGAAATGGCCACTTTATTTTTAGCTAATTTACGACCACAAATTTTCAGTTTTACTTTTCAAGTCCCAGGACAAGGGAAGGGCGCAACATGGAGATTAAATCTTGAGCCTTACACGCAAAAAAGGGTGTATAGAGATACAAACGTTGATTTGTTAAAAACTCTTTTAGATCAAGTGCATCATTATGGATTCCGTGAGTATGATGAGGCCTTGGCTAATGATAAATTTGACGGTTACGCATTTTCATTTGGGAAGCCATTTAGTGATGATGAAATGTTTGCTTTAAAAGCACATCATTTCCATTGCTCTCAAGCTTCGGGACAAAAAAGACGTAGGCAATCTCTTTTAGAAACTGGCAGTAAACTTCTTAACAACGCTGTCAATTTTAACGTCGGTGGTTTGGAAGATTTAGGCAGGGACCCCAAGAATTTTGGTTTACGCATTTTGCAAGAGGGTTCTGGGTATGGTAACGGTGTTTTAGATGAAAACTACGGTTTGCGATGATAAAGTAACGTTTGAAGGGTTTTTGCAATTTGTTGAAATGCAAAACCTTGGTATTGATGGCTTAAATGATGAAAGCTCAGGGGCATATAAGCTTCTTTATCAAAATTTTAAATTTTCTTATCATTTAGTGCCTCTCGAGCTCTTATCTTATGACCCATATTTATATCAACAGGCTGTTTATAATTACGCATTGCATGTTTTTGTAACGATTTGTTTTGATGCTAATTTAAATTACATTGATAGAAATCGTCTTATAGCAATGGGTATGAACCCTAGTAATACTTGGCGCAATGGTATTGTTCAAAATGCTTCTGATAATGCAACATCAGTGAGCTATATGACACCAGATTTTTATAAAAACCTCTCTTTAAATGATTTTGATTTATTAAGAACTCCTTACGGACGTGCTTATTTAAAACTAGCATTGCAAATCGGAAATATTTGGGGGCTTTCAAAATGATTACTGAAATCAACCTTGGTGTTATTGATTATCCTTATAATTATTCTAAGACTACAACAACAGGAAGTGTTGCACAGATTTTAGAAAAAAAATATGGGATTTTAACAAAGTTTGTAGAGCGTCATGAGGGAGAAATAGCGGATAACATTGCTGATGCGATGAGTAATGCTATGAAAGAGCAAATTCAAACGGGGAAAGTCAATAAACGTGCTTTTAATACAGCATTTAGTAAAATTTCTACTGAAATGAAACGTTTTTTAAGCACACAAGAGGTTGAAACAGTAGGGATTGCAGGGGTTCCAACGAAAGCTGCTTTAAATGGGGTTTCTCATCGTTTTAAACGAAAACGAAAAGGAATTGTGCGGGGTAAAAAGAAAGTTGGGGTAAGGCGACCATCTTTTATTGATACTGGACAAATGGAGAGTTCATATATCGTCTGGGGTAGTTTTAAATGAGTGATTATGCTGGAGCTTTGCAAGATGGTTTAGATACAGTTAGGCAAGGGCAAACGATTTCATTTATCACTTATGAGCGTGTTATTCTCCCTTATGATGGCTTTGTTTATTGGGTTAAAACAGGAAATGAACAAACGCTTGTTGCTAGTATGGTCCATGATGAAAATGAGTTGCGTCATGAAGATCAAAACTTCCGCAATGATTCTGGTTTAATTATTACTACGACAGAGCCTTTATTGGATTTTTCTCAAGATGGTTTAGATACGATGTCCGTCTTTGAGTATAATAACAATTTATATGTTTTAAGAAAAACTGGATATAATTCTGAGCAATCGGGGCTGTTCCATAATATAGCCAGGGTAATAGAGCCAGCATTAAGAAGTATTCTTTTAGATAGTAAAGATGATTTCTTAAAGAAAAAAGCTCAATTCACTAATTCAATTGGTCTATTTGTTTTGTTGTCTTGTGGATATTTTGAGTTTGTAAACATTGATTATCCAATTTATCCTGAATGGTTAGTCCCTTTAAATAAAAAACCGCCTTATATCACTGTAGGGGTAACAGAAACAGAGGCTCTTAATAATAGTTTTAACACTATTAACGTAGATAATAGCCTATTTTTAGTCAAGCCAGCTAAAGATTACGTCGATATCAATTTATACGGATTAGACAATAACGAGGCGCTTAATTTCTTAGTAAAACTTGAGAGATGGTCTTTATTTTACAAAAAGATCGGCTTTCTCAATATGCCAAGAATAAAAGATGAGCAATTAGCACAAAATGAAATCGGCTCCTTAGCTCAAAAGAAAATAATCGAATTAGAGATATTTTATTATCAAGGTGGCGATATGGACGATGATTTGCATAATCAAATGATTGATCAAGTTTTATTAAATATTAATAATGATGGGATAAAAAATGTATTCAGATGTGAGCGGTAATGATGCCGTTAGTATTACTGTTTCGCAAAATACAATTGCGCGAAACAGTAATCAGCAGCAACAAGCGATAATTTTTGGTAATAAGGCGTTAAAGTTAGCTTGCGCCCAAGAGGTCACAGTAAATAGCTATAGCGACCTCGGACAGTATTTAATCGATGAAGAAACAGATGCCAGACAGCAATTAATCGACACTGTGAAAGGTTGGTTTTCGCAAGGTAATCGTAGTGTTAAATTATGTGACATAGGCAACGTGACTGCCGATACAATTGTTAAATTAGATCAATATTGTTATATCGGTATTGCGGGTTATAACTGGACAAATATTGGCAGTTCTACAAATAATATTTTGTATAATACGGCAACGCAGCTTTTAGCATCTTCAAGTAGTGCTTGTTATATCGTAGGGTCCTTAAGCACAGATGAATATACCAGTAATAACCAAAGTAAATTAAAGGGATATAAGTCTTTATTTACAATTGCGAATTCTGGAATTACATCGAATAATCAAGTTGCTGCGGGTGCGGTTGGGTATGAATTAAGTAATTATAATCCCTCATCATTGAGTAAAGTCAATCCGATGACGTATCGCTATTTATATAGTACCGCACCAATGGGTGACGATACAGAGCGATTAAATAAAAGTTTAATTGATAATTATAACACAAATCTTTTGGTGGCACCACCGATCAATACAACAAATGCCAAGAGCTTACTTTTCCCTGGTATTTTATCTGATGGTAATGATTTTTCATATTGGTATGGTATTGATTATATTCGCTTTTACTTAATTGATCAGGTTACAAACTTATTAATTGAAGCTTCGAACAGTAGTATTAATCCGATTTACTATGATCAAACTGGTATTAATCGTATTAAAGATGCAGTGACTAACGCTATAAGTAATTGCGCTTCCTACGGTATTATACAAAATAATTATACGATTACGGCAACTGATTTCTCTACTTATGTCGAAGCAAATTCAGATGACTATAAAAGTGGCTTATACGGTGGGATTGTGATTGAGGTGATGCCGTTAAAATCACTGAAACATATTAAGTTTTATCTCAATATTAATGATTTTATTTCTTAAGAGGATGAATTTTAATGGCATTAACACCCGTTGAATTACCATCGATTAATCGGCTTTTAGCAAGCCTTAATTTTATATCAAATAGTAGTTTAAATATTTCTCCTACTGATCTTTCAGAGGAAGGTATTGATATTAGAGCTGAGGAAAATGCAGTATTACCATTAAGAGGGATGACAGGGTTTGTTAATTCTCCGAACCCTTACTGGGGGCTGCGAGCAACTGTTCATATCCTTAAGAGTTCCCCTGCTGTTGCAACATGGTTGAACGCTATTAAGACAAATTCGACTGTTGGCAGGATTATGGTATATCCTGATAGCAATGGTATGGACCCATTCGAGCTTCGTCAATGTTCCATTCAAACAATTGGAACAGTTAATTTGAATGGAACAACTGCTGCTGTTCCTTTTGAGATTATAGGTTCTCAAATTATTAATCAGAACATTTGGGATGAAGCATAATGTATTTTGACAAAAATTTTAATCTTATTGAAAATATTAGCGATGATGTGGAAGTATGCTTTAAGCCTATTAGTAAGGCATTCTTCGAGAGGCATTATGCAATATTTCGATCTTTGGCTGGGCGTATCAATAGTTTAATTGATAAAGATGGTGGGGCATTAATACAGCAAACAGCTTTGCTAGACTTACAAGATATCGCACAAGACAAGTATGATGAAATTATCAATGAGATTGAAAGAACTATTTTAGTTAGTATTGCATCTAAAGATAAAGAGGCTATTCCTTTATCTGTGGCACGTAAAAGTAAGTTTATTGATAGTGATGATGATAGTTTAATTTTAAACACCATAATTTTTTTTTCGTGTCTCTTACTAGGAATATTACCGAAAAACGAAGATCACTTGAAGTATCTTCTGGAAAGTTCATCGATACAATCGACATTATTGAGTTATACGGAATGGCGGAAATCATCCGAGACATCGAAAGAAAAAGGGACTATCGAGCAGAGCAAGAAAACTTCTATACCTACATAATGAATAAAATTACCGAGGATCAGTTCAATATATTGAATTATTACCTTTCGGAATTTTGTGGGGTAAAAACTAAATATGATTGTGCCGAGCATTTCAGGCAAAGATATAACATGGCGTTCATGTCGTAAGTCACCTTAACGGTGGCTTTTTTATTGAGGTAATTATGGCGAATATTCCTATAGTAAAGATTGGGGCTGATTTTTCTAAGTTCTCATCTTTTATTACAAAATATAAAGCATTTAAAAAAGATGCGTCTAAACCTCAAGAAATTGGCTTTAAAATTGATAAGAACGCCATTGCTTTATTGAAAAATATTGCTACTGATTTGCGAGTGATTTCTCAGATACAGATGGGTATTATTTCCAAGTCAAAGCGTTTTCAAGACGTTTTTAAGCATATCCAAGGGCAGCACCCTATCATTAATGGTAGCGCCGTTGCAACCTCAGATAATAAGGAAGATAAAAAGAATATTTCTGGCATTTCTAATTTAATTCGTAAACTAGGAAGTTCTATAAAATCTTTAAGTGTCACAGGGGTTAAAAGTGGCACTATGCTTGCAGCAAGAGCAATTCCACAACCTGTAAAGGAGAAATGGGGGGATTTTTCTAATCGTTTTTCTAGCGCTGTTAAAAAGATACGAAGTAATCCTATTGTTTCCAAAGGATCCACTGCTTTTCTTGATGCGATTAAGAAGCTCACTTTTACCATGTCTAAGCTAACTATGTTTAGTATGAGGGCAGGCGCTAGCGTTTTAGGGGGTGGGTTAGGAACACTTCTAAAAGGCTTGAAGTCTATCCCTATTATTGGTGGTCTTGCATTAGGGGCGGTTACAGGTTCTTTATTTGGTATTGGTGGGGCTGCTAGCCGTGCGACTGAGTTAAGATCGCAGTCACGCAATGTAGGCATGACAACTGGTCAAACATTGGCAGGAAAGAATGTCTTATCGCCTTACATTGACTTTCAAGGTTGGGCGCAACAGATCACTCAAGAAAAGACTGATATTAGAAAGTCTAATATGTTTCCAATGTTAGGAGTTGGGCAAAATACTTCAACTTCTGATATTTTAGTAGCTAAAATGAAAAAAGCTGCTGAAATTGGAAGGGCATATCAGGGTCAAAGTGATCTTATAGGTTCCGATCCATTTTTGAAAATGATGGGTATTCCAGCTGCAGATGCTTTAAGATTAGGAAGTTATAAAGAAAAAGAATTAAATAGTAAACTTGCTGATTACCAAAAACAAAGTAAAACTTTAAATAGAGATGACAGCACTTCAAAGCGGTTGCAGGATTTAAATACCAATTTAGCCAATACGTCGGATTTAATTAAAAACAAGTTTGCAACGGCTATTGCTGCTATTGCTCCACAGATTGAAAAGCTAGGGAATTTCTTTCAGGGATTACTTGAAAAAGCTTTTGATCCTAAGATTTTTAAAAATATCATTGATTTTACTCAAAATAGCATCAAAAAAGTTACGGAATGGACGAAAAACTTTGACGGGTTTGGTTCTATCTTTAAGTTATTAGGCACAGTATTTAGCGATTATTTACTTACGCCTCTGAGTAAAATATTCAAAGATAACCTTATTGATCCGATGTGTCGGGCATTTAAAGATAATTTAATTGAACCTTTAAAAAATATTTTTAGAGATTATTTAATAACGCCTTTTGGGAATTTATTAAGGAAATTATGGCCTTTTGGAAATGATTCAAATGGAGGAATACAAAAAACCTCTTACGGCGGTTTAGGTTTAGATCGGTTGCCATTGGTTCAACAAGCGGACTATACGCCATTAGTTCAACAACCAGGATGGAAAACATTACCAGGTAGTGTAGCCAATGATAACAATCCTATGTCTGAATATGCGAAAGGCAGATATTTAGATGCGGTTAATAAAAGGATTGGCTTACCTCAAGGATTTATGGAGGCGATTAGAAAGGTTGAATCTAATAATAATGATCTAGCAAAAAATCCTAAAAGTACTGCTGCTGGAGCTTTTCAAATGACAAAGGCAGCTCAAAAAGATTATGGGGTAAAAAATCCTTATGACTTTTATGATAATGCTCAAGGAGCATCTCGTTATATTGACCACGCACATCGTATGTTTGGGAAAGATTATCGGAAAGATGCTGTAGCTTATCATATGGGGATTGGGGGTTTCCAAGAGCATTTGAAACAATATGGTGCAAAATGGGAAGCAAAATTACCCGAAAAAGAAAAAGAGTATTTGAATAAGGTTGAAAGAGCATTAGGTCAAGTACAACGACAACAGCAGCAACAGCAACAGCAGAAAGTCGATATTAATATCAATAATAATACGGGCGGTTCTGCAACTGTGAATACTAAAATGGCAGGGACACGTTATTTTTAATGTTTTATAATCTTTATAAATTAGCTTTTGAAGTATCTCCGATCTTATTAACTGGGGGCATAGCAGAGCTTGCTGGTGGCGTTTGGCCAATTATCGCTATTACTGAGGGATTAAATATTGGCGTAAATGCTTTAATTGGTAATTTTAGTGGGATTACAGAGGGAACGCCATTTATCAGCTATAAACCTACTGCTGGTGGCACTGTTATGCAAAATACAGTGGGAATGTATCCTTTTTTAAATCAAACCACTGCTGCAAATACGCTTATTACTGAACCATTGCAAATATCATTGACAGCTTATTGTCCGACTGATGATACAAAAAAACCATTTGATCGTCTGGTTAAGTTTTCAACTCTAATTAATACTTTAAATTATCACAATAATAATGGTGGTTTATATACGATTTTAACACCTTCATATGTGTATAAAGATTGCGTATTAACAAATATTGTTGATATTCAATCAGGATCAGAAGATACCCACCAAGTGCAGGCTATTTGGCGTTTTGATTTTGTTAAACCGCTTATTTCTGCGGATCAATCCAAACAGGTTTTGAGTAATTTTATGAGTAAAGCCACGGGCGGTAATATTGCAACGGCGAGTTGGGGAACGGCTAAAAGTATCTTTACAATACCAGGGCTTAATTAATTATGGCAGATAGTCGATATGCTTTTACACCATCAGAGAATAATAACCCACCGTTTCAAATTACAGTTACTTTAGATGGTGGAAATTATATCTTTAAGACGTGGTATAATATTTACTCTCGTCGGTGGTTTTTTACGTTATCGGATTTAAATCAAAATGTTATTAGAAATGCTCCGTTAATTTCGTCAACGGAGGCGTTAGATATTAACTTGGTTTTTAATTTATTTTCACAGAATACTTTGATTTATCGTGATGATCTTGGATTTATTTATGTTAAGGATGTAAGTAGCTCATGAGATATTATAGAATTGAGATATTTACAAAGACAACTACGGTAATTGAGTCCAGTAATGCGGGGGGAACTGAAAAGACAACTGAGACCCAAACGCAAGAGACGAAGAAAGAGATATATTCTAGCCATCAAGATAACGGGCAAATGAACCCTGGGGCATTGAATGTTGTTTTTAATCTGGCAATATCTTTCTATCATAATACAGCTTGGGGGGCTTCTTATGTTCAAATACAAGGATTACCTTTAAAATTACTTTCACAAGCCTATGACTTCAAAGGGAAGCATATACGCATCTATGGTGGCATGACAAAAGGCTACATGGTTGAAAAAGATAATTACGGGCTTTTATTGAATGGTATTATTGCGTCACCGCATGGGAATTGGTCTGGAACTAATCAAACATTAAGCTTTTACTTTCTACCAGAGGTATTCGATAATAAACGGGAAATCACTTTATATCGTGAAAAAGATCAAGAGTTTAGTAAATCGATTGAATTAGCTTTAAAAGCTTCATACCCTGAATATAAGATTGTAGTCGATGTAAGCGCAAAAGGAGACTTTAAAGCACTTTTAAAACATGGGAATGTAGCAAAAAACTTGGAAGATTTTGCTCGTGCAGTCAATGAACAAAGCGAGGTTTATAAGACAAACCCTATACGCATCTATGAGCGTAATAATACAATATTTGTATCTGATAAAATATTAGGGCAAACGACCCAATTAAAAACGATTGATTTTATAGGGCAACCAGTTTGGACAGATAATGGAAATATTTCGTCAGTTTTAGTCATGCGACCAGATATTGGGGTGAATGACGTGATTGTATTTCCAAAAGAAACCTCATTATATGGGAAAATATCGCCTACAAATGATGGTGCCAATTATTACTTTAATCGTGGAACAGATGCTGGCATCAGAAATAATCCAATTTTTCAAGGGCGTTATGTTGTTATATCTGTTCAACATTTGGCGGATTATAAATCAGCATCACCTAATGACTGGGCGACAGTTATTACGGTATCGCCCATAAGCTCTGAATATGTGGTTGATATTAAAAGACAAGATGGCGGAGTATTAGAGATGGGTGGGGTTTATTGATTATGGTTGCTTTATAGGAATGTTTTGATAAATATAAAATAATTATTTTATATTTTGAAAGGTTCTTATGAAATGAAACTATTTAAATATTCTCTATTATTGTTTGTGGGGATTTTTTTCGCATCTCCTAAAGTTTTTGCAGATAATTTAGATAATGTGCCTCTTGCGACACTAAAACAAAGAATGAATCATGGTGATAAAGATGCCATGATAAAATATTATGAAAAAAGATTCACAGTAGATGGAGAAAAGCCATTGTCTGAAGTGGAGGAAATGGCAAATCGTGGGGATGGGGTCGCAGATGCAGAATTAGGTATTGCATATTTACATGGTGGGAGAGGAATCCCTCAAGATTTAACTAAAGCTAGTGAATGGTTTCAAAAAGGCGTTGAGGTAGGGGATAATTATTCTTTGGTAAATCTTGGTCTTTTATATTTAGATGGGAAGGGAGTTACGCAAGATGTTTCGAAAGCAATTGAATTATTGACAAAGGCGGCAAATAATGGAGTTCCTATTGCGAATTTACATCTTGGTTTAATATATGCTTTTGATAAATACGGTGTTCAAGATTATTTTAAATCTAATCAATGGTTTGAAAAAGCTGCTAAATTAGGTATGCCAGAAGCTATGTTGTTTTTAGGGATGGCATATGAAAATGGTAATGGAGTTGTTCAAGATAAAGCAAAAGCAAAAGAATATTATAAACAAGCTTGCTCAAACAAATTACAAAAGGGTTGTTCATTATATAGTGAGTTAAACGATCAATGATTTAACATAAGCCACGAGTATCAGTGGCTTTTTTTATAATGCGTAAAGAGCGGATGTTAATGCCCCCATAATTGCTGCGGAAAAAACGAAATATACTAGGAATATATAGTAGGTAATGCAGAAAGCTATAAATAATATAATGCCCTGTAGTGAACAGACAAAAAATTCACCGATGATGGTCATTCGGTCAAATGGTGTTAAAAGATAGTAATCTTTACGTTGATTTGGTTGGCCACAATGGGGGCAGCATTTCGCAGCGTTGGCGTGCCTGTTGCCACAAGTAGGGCATGTCACCATTGTATAATTATTACAGTTTCTATTGGGTAAAAATTCTAAAAGAATAATTAAAGGGTTGAATGCAAAAGTACATAAAGACCATAGCGGTGCATTCCTACCTTTTCTTTTCGCCACTATATAAGAACAAATGGCGGTTATTAAGCTTAAAAATAAAGGGATAAGAACGAGATAAACTGCATAATTATTACTTGACATAAAAAATCTCCTTTACCGAAACGATATGACAGTAAGGAGGCGTTGGCAATAGATTTAATATTATTTTAATGATATAATTACGTTTTATCATTTATTTTGGTGATGTAAATGTCAAAGAAAAAGTTAATTGAAGTCATTGTCGTGAATATTGCAGCTACTCCACACCCTGATGGGGTTTATTTTAAATTATTTGAAACCGCAGCTGGAAAAAGGGTTGAGTATGCTTCAAATGGAGAAAAATTAGCACGTTTTTCCCAGCCAAAAGTAATTCAAGAACATAAAAGCTTCTTTGAGGGTCATTTATTAACTTGGACTGAAGTCAGTAAAAATAAAGATTGGGTAGATTTAAATAGTGAAAAGTTGTTAGATGATACTGAGAAAAATAGTAAATTAAAAATGATAGACTCTATTTCTAAAGATTATGGTTTATCAGCTTATAGATTTAATTATGTTTTTAATACTCAAGATCATAAATTATATATTGAACGAAAAAATTCTCAGCAAAAAGTTATTATGCCTAATCAGATTAAATCAATATTAAAAAAATTGATGTCTTTTGAAATGCAAGATAAAAATGCTCCTGCTGTTGAGATAACAATTATTCCTGAAAATGGCGTTGTTGATAATATTTTAGAATTATCAGGTTTAAATAAGTTAAGTATAGGCATTGTGAAACCTAATCCTGATGCAACATCAGATGATGTCAGAGAAAAAGTTCTTGCACGATTAAATGATCAGAATGCGCATAAAGCAGAATATATATTATTTAAAGATCAGAAAGAGGATAGGTTAACTCCCGACCAAGAAACAAAAAATTTAGCAATTGTTGCTGCCGAAGATGGTTTTGTTCGTGGTGAAGGGGTTGACAATAATGGTGTAAAGACAAAACTATCTACAGAAGATAAACCAAAAATCATACAGTTTGAAAATAATCCTAATGAAACATTATTGTCTAAGCTTCATAATATGTTTAATTTTTGGTAAAAAAGGCAAGAAAAGTGCTTTTTTTTCAGAAATAAGTGGATATTGGAATGCATATGGTGGGTTCAAAGCTATTATCCAATCTAGGTGGATGTGGCTATCAGTGTTGTTAACAGCTGGATTATATCGATTATGGTTGTTACAAGATTGGTCATCTTTAGCTTTGGGTATATTGCCTTCTTTACTAGGGTTTTCTATTGGAGCAATGGCAATTATATTTGCATTTCCTTCAACAGCTTTGTTTAAATTTATAGCTTGGGAGGGGAAATCTTATTATATAGAAATAGCAGCAAGATTTGTTCACTTTGTTTTAACTCAATTAATAGCAATTTTATTAGCACTTTTCGCTCATACTTATCATTTCAATATATTAAATTGTATTGGTTTTTTATCTTTTGTTTATGCTCTATCTACGGGGGCAGCAACTGTGTTTTCTCTTTTTGGAATGGCACAATTGTATAATCAACAAGCTGCCGAAACTGAGAAAAACACTGAGGATAAATAGAAGTTAATATTTAAATTAAAAAACAATCACAACACACACAAGCCACCCATTGAGGTGGCTTTTTTATATAGTAAAACAATATTATAACATATAGTTTGTTTATTATTTCCTATCGTTTTATAACGACAATGATATTGTGCGAAAGGGAGAATATCAATGAAAAAAAATATACTTGGAAAAATGCTCTTAAAAACAGTTAAAGAAGTCGACTTTTATCAGAAAAATATTATTAAAAAACAAAAGGAAATAGAAGTTCGTGTCAAAGAACGAAGAGAAAGTATCCGTAGATGGATTAAGATCGAAAGAGAATAATCTTTATGATTTTTTATATAATGATACCAGACGCATTGCTTCGTTTTTATCACAAGTGAATGAGTTGGGATATTTACAACAAGTTAGAGAATCTGAACTTTCTGGTAGTGGTGTGAAACAAACTGCGGAAGGTAAGGTAGTTGCAAAAACATCTCAATTTATTGAAGCAGGGGCATTTGGTGAATAATACAAAAAATATTTGGTTTACTTTGGATAAAATGTTTTTAACTGGGCAGGCAAGTGATCTTTTAATGAAATATGGATTAACATTAAAGGGGGCTTGGAATATTATCGGAATATTAGATGTTAAACCAAATGAAGATGTTTCTAATCAAAATATAGAGTTTAGTCGAAATGGTTTGTGGGATGTATTCACAGAGAGTATACCTCTTATTCGTTCAACGATGGGGCGACCAGATAATATTGCGTCAGTTACTCCTTTATTAATATATCGAGAGATTTCAAAGTAGTTTATTTAATTTATTAGCTTTAAAGCCACCCACTGCGGTGGCTTTTTTATTGGGAATTTTAAATGTCAGATGATCCGATACATAATCCTATATTTAAATCATTAAATGATATTGCGAGAAATGAAAGTGTTATGAGCCGTAATGCTCAAGGTCATATCATTCCTGCAACAGTAGAATCTTTTGATGGCACATTGGCAGTTGTGAATATTGAGGTATCGTCCGAGAATAATTACCCTCAAATTACCGTGCCATTGCTGAGGTCAGAATATATTAGGTTCCCAATTCAAAAGGGCTGTAGGGGGATTTTAATCCCATTATATGTAAATATTGATCATATTATTGGTTTAGGTCTTGTTGCTCCAACAATGAAAATGGGGTTTAACTTCCAAAATATGGCCTTTTTACCCATTGCTAGTGTAACGCAGCCAGAGATTAAAAATAATAACACTTTGGTTCTATATGGTGAGAGTGACGGCGTAAAGATACAAACCAAGGACGGGTCCACTCATATCACAGTTAATCACAATACTATTGCTGTTACAGCTTCAAAAATAGAATTGAATGGCAATGTAACAATTAAAAATAAGCTTACTGTAAATGGCAATGTTGACATTAAAGGAACGCTTACTGTTGGAGGAACTGAATTTAAATCTCATACGCACAGTAATGGAAATGAAGGGCAACCTACAGGTGGGGTTCTTTAATGAGAATATACCATAAAATTAAAAATGAGGATACTGGCAAAGAAGAGTGGTTGGTTCTTACTAATGATGATGACGTTTATATATTTGGGTTAATTCAAGTTTTACGGCTAGTGTATGGAGAAAGTCCATTTTATTCAAGTTATGGCATACCAGCCGTGGAAACAATCGCTACCAGTATTTACCCTGATTATTATGTTTCATTAGTAAAAGATCAATTTAATCCTTATTTTGCTTCACTTGATATCCAACGTGACACAAGTCAACACGATCCAACATATAATGTGAATATTATTACGAATAATGGGCAAACATTTTCAGATACAATTAATGGAAGCGTAATAGATGGCTAATTTAAATATCACTCAAGCTGGAGTATCTCCGACATCACCTCAAGCAATTAGAGATCAAATACAAGCTAAAATAGAAAATGAAGTTCCTGATTATACTGCTAATTTACCAGGGACTTTAATTGAGGATATGTTAAGCACTTGTGGTGGAAGCCTTGTTTTTATTAATCAAGCACAAGTAGATTTGATAAACTCGATAGCACCATCAACCGCAAATGAAGCATTACTCGATCAATTGGGGATGGTTTATGGTATTTCTAGGAAATCTGGGACGAATGGTAGTGCTTATGTGATCTTTACAGGAACTCCAGGCTTTATTATTCCTCGTGGTTTTATTGTGTCAGATGGTATCCATCGGTTTAGTGTTCAAGAAGATACTGTAGTTGCACAAAATGGATCATCAGGTCAGGTATATGTGTTGGCTCAGGATAGCGATACATTCGATATGCCAGCGAATACGATCACCAAGATAGAATCTTCTGTAAGAAGCGACGTTGAATTGAGTGTTACTAATCCACAAGTAGGAATGATTGGCACTGCTGCTGAGACTACAACACAATATCGTAGCCGTATTATGGAGGCCGGTCTTGTAACATCAACCGCAACCCCAACAATGATTAGAACTAGATTATTATCAATTGATGGCGTGCAAGAAAGACTACTTTCTATTGTAGTAAATGGTGATGGTTATTCTGTGATTTGCGGTGGGGGTGATCCTTATGATATTGCAAATGCGATATTTCAAACAATTCCAACAATTGGGATTTTAAAACCATCAGAAATTCAAGTTTCTCGTTTAGATAAAGGCAATCCTACTGTTATTTATACTAATTTAACACATGGCTTAAAAACGAGTGATGTCGTTTCTTTTTCTGGTGATGGGTATTCTTTTCTACAAAACCAACAATTCACAATTACTGTTTTGAGCGATAATAGCTTTTCCATTCCTGTCGATACAATAGATGCAGAGGATTATACTGGCGGTTTGATTTTAAATACCAATGTAAGAAATAGATTAGTTATTTTAAGAGATGGTGTGGATAGCTATACAGTTCCATTTATTGTCCCGTTACAAGAAAAAGTTAGTATTCAGCTAATATGGAAAATGGAAGATGATAGTAGTTTATATGTAGGGGCTATTTCAAATACTACAGTACCATTGATTGTTGAGTATATTAATCAAATCCGCATCGGTGAAGTTATTAATCTTTATGAAATCCAAAAGATTTTCTTAGATGGTGTTGATCAAGTTTTTAATCAAAATCTTATTACAAAAATAGATATTTTAGTTTTTATCAATGGCGTTCAACAAAAGCCAACTTCAAGCGAAAATATTATTCGTGGTGATCCTCAATCATATTTTTATACACAATCAGAAAATATAACGGTGACAGATGGTAAATACAGTTGATACAGAGGGATCAAATGAACCAGAGTTATATCATCACAATCTTTATGCTTATTTATATTGGCAGTGGCGTGGTGATCCTTACTTAAAGGTATTTGTTGATACTTACAATGAGTTGTCAGATCAATATTTAGACGAAATAAGGAATTTAAATCTTCCTAATTTCTATACAAAATCTGGATTGTGGTTGGATTATGTAGCAAAGAATATCTATGGTATCAGTCGTAAGCAGGTCCTTTATGCCCATAATTTAATATATCGGGGATTAAATACCGTAACTCCGAATGTTGTTGATCCAAATGCAGCAAGAATAATTAAATATTCTACAGCTCATACAATGAGTGACGAAGAGTTTAAAAAAGTAATCCAATGGAATTTTTATAAAGGTGATGGTTTCTGTTTTAGTATCCCATATTTAAAGAGGCGAATAATTCGCTTTTTAAACATTACTTGTCCGAATGTAATTGATATTAATGACATTTCTATTCAAGTCCACGATAAACAATTCAAAATCACTATTCTCAATGAATTAGCAAAATCGCCTTTTATGACATTATTACGTGATGTTATGGCGAACGGCCTTATTAATCTTCCTTTTATGTTTAATTTTGTTTTGGAGAACGAAATAAATGGATAAATTTCTATTTGGAAATAATTTAAATACATTATTAAGCACGAATATTGATGAAAATGCGACGATTATTGCAGTTTCTACGGGAACAGGCATTTTATTCCCAGACCCAGACAATAGTAAAAATGAGTATTTTACGATTACATTATCTGCTGATAGCAATGATGATAATACGGAAATTTGTTGGGTTACATCAAAAGATGAAGATCGTTTTACTGTTTTGCGAGGGCAAGAAGATACTGTCGCGAGAAAATGGAGCCAAGGTGCGATAATATCCAATCGTATTACGGCTGTAGCTTTAAATCAAATTAAAGATAAAGCTGATCAATCTTATGTTGATGATAAACTGGGGTCTATTGATTTTAATCCTTATTACGAAAAGGCTGGTGATACTATAACAGGTGCGATGCACACAAATGGAAATTATTTGTGGGGCGGTAATGATAAAACATATTTAATGGGTCAAGATAATACGTGGTTTATTAAAAACTCTGATAATGTTACTTTAATAACCTTTGACAACGGTAGTATTAACCTTTATGGGCAATATTCGTCATTTATTGGGGCGAAGGGACAATTTAATACAATAACAAATAATGGTTCTGGTAAAGTTACGTTTGATACTTCTGTTTATTTTCCACAGTCATTTGTTGCTCAAAACTCATTTTCACTTAATTATAATGATTTAAAATTAATTTCAAATGCCGAAAAGGTGGATAGTGGTAGTTATAGAAATACCAATTCTATACTTTGGCAATTTGGAAAAGATACCAGTATGCAAGGGTGTATATACTTCCAAGAATATGCTGGAACTTCTAATAATCTAATATTTTATGCCTCTGGTGGTGGAAATTATTATAATTATACTTTTGATAATTTTGGAAAATTTTCATGTAAAAGTATTTTTGCTGAAACAGCTATAAGTTCAAAGACTATTACAGTTAATGAATCGACTGTGCAGGATGGTAATGTAACGATACAAAGTGATAATACTACTGCTGATGGTAATGGTTTTATACATGGGAATGGTATTGAATTTAAACTCACAAAACGCGGTGTTGCGGGCTCTATTTATTTACAAGAGCACCCTGGTGAAGAAACGGCGTTAATTTTTCAAGCATCTGGTGGTGGCACAACAAAAAGTATGAGTTTTAATAATGCTGGGGAGCTTACGACTGATGCGGTGCAAACGAATACAATAACTAATAATAATGGTGATAAAGTTACGTTTGATACTTCTGTTTATTTCCCACAGTCAGTAGTTACGGCTAGTAGTGTTCAAGTTAAAAACAATGATTTGCTACTATCTTCTAATGCTGAGGCAGTTGCTGCGGGAGAATATAGAAATACAAGTAGTCTTAGATTCCAATTTGATAATGGTAGCAATATGAATGCTGCTTTGTATTTTCAAGAACATGCTGCGACTTCTAATAATGTTATCTTAAATGTCACGGGTGGCGAAAACAAATACGATTATGCTTTTGATAATCAAGGTAATATATCTGCAAAGTTTTTTAATGGAACGGCGTTGCAAGCAGATTATGCTGATTTAGCAGAGTATTATATTTCTGATCAAAAATATGATCCAGGAACGATTGTAAAAGTCGGGGGAATAAACGAGATCACAACCGCCTCAAAGGGCGGTTTTTTTATGGGAATTATTTCTACTAATCCAGGACTTAAAATAAATGAAACCATTAAAAATCATCCACTTGCGTTGCTAGTAGCATTAGCAGGCCGGGTTCCCGTCAAAGTTATAGGGGCAATATCAAAAGGTGATCCTATAACTGTTTCAAATGTTGATGGGATAGCGATTAAAGCCAAACCGTCCGAAAATATTATTGGTTTTTCTTTGGAAGATAAAGTTGAAGAAGATATTTGCTTGGTAGAATGTGCAGTAAAATCAATAGGAGTTTGTTAATGGCTTTTGGTTATTTAAACAATTCTTTACTTTTATCTGGATTAATTAAGGCTTCTGATTATAACGAGATCATTAAATTTTATAGTCAAATACCTGTTTTTCAATATCAAAACACAAAAAAAACAGGTGATTTAATTATGGCAAGTGATTGGCAAGAGTTATCAGATCACGTCCAAGCACTGAGAAATCAAAATTATACTATTCCTTGGGTTCCTACTGGATTTGTTAAAGGTGGGCTAATTAAAGCCACAAGTTGGTCAAACGCCATTTATCGAGAGGTTACTAATTCAGGAGATTATACATTTCAAGCCCCTAATGAAGCACGCTCAATACAATTAACTTGGCTGATGGCCGGTGGTGGTTCTGGTGGTGGTGGTGATGAAACAGGGTATGGTGCCAGTGGCGGTGGTGGCGGTTCCGGTGGCTATCAGCAGGATATTAGTTTTCCTTTATCGGGCGGTGAAACAATCACAATTCATATTGGTAAAGGTGGCGTGCCTACTTCTAAATACGAAACACAAGGAGGAAACGGTGCTGACAGTTATATTTTAATAAATGATGAAGAGAAATTGCGAGTGACAGGTGGTGTGGGTGGTCAAAATGCGCTTGCGATGAACTATTCTGGAACCAATCCGACAGGTGGATCAGGTGGTTCACCAAATGGTGTATCGGGTGGGGATGGGGCAAAAGCCAATAATAACGATAAAATTGGTGGAGCAGGTGCAAATACACCATTAGGAATAGGCGGGCAACCAACTTGGGCGGATACTGGGGAAAGTGCTACGGGATATGGCGCTGGAGGCGGTGGGGGTTGCACAATAGATCGAAAACAGTCTGTTGGCTATTGGGTTGGTGGGAGTGGTGCAGGAGGTTATGCACTGTTTAATCTAACAAATTAACAAATTATAATTATTTATAAGGTTTTAAAATGGTATATATTCCAGAAGAAAAATTAAATTGCAGTTCTAATACAGATGATAATACATCTACTGATGATACTACTACAAGTGATGACACAGTAACGCAAGAAAATAGAAGCCCTTTAGTATTACCGTCAGGTTGCTTATCATCAACGGTTTTAAAATTAATCTGCAAGGGCATTCAAGAAAGAAAATATTATTCATTTGATCTAAGTAATCGAATGATTTCTGGGGATACGATTAGTAAAGTTGAAGTTTATCCAAACGATGACACAGTAACAGGAACCCAAGCAACTTATGATAAACAGACTTTTAAAGTTTTACTTTCCGGTGGTGAGGGTATTACCAATGTTGGTATTTTATTTATTATTACCACATTATCAGGGGAAGTTTTAGAGTTTACTTGTGTTTTGCCTATAAGGCCAGCGGGGGTTTTGCAAGTTGGCTTAGATGCGAATTATGTGATGGGTGGGCAAGGCCCATCAGGTCATAATAATACGAAAATTGAAAGTATTTCGGTTTCTTCTTCTGGTTTTATTTTTCAGATGTCAGATGGTTCTACAATTAAAGCTGATACTGAAGGAATTTACATTCAAGAAGGTATTGTAACTGTTCCCGAAACTATTGGTGAATTACCAGATGATTTATTGTTAAATGGTAACATCTATACAGTACCAGATACCTACTTAAATGGCACTAAACAACTTCCTACAGGGCTATCATTAAATTCAAATATTATTATGACTGATGGTTCTGTATTCTTTCCAAAAACAATTAACAATAATGGCGTTCTTTGCGCTGCTTAACAAATAAAGGATTTTAAAAAAATGGCTGATATCCAAACAAATGCACCTAAAGATTTAAACTTAACAGATTGTTATGTTAGTTCAGATGGGGGAAACACCAAAACACCTCTAATTGATATTAAAACTTCTGCTGATACTGCTACAACTAAAGTTGCAGAATTAGAGCAAAAGATTACAGATAACAGCGATTCAAATATTGATACATCTAAATTCTTAACAACAGATAGTATTAATAAAGCTAATGGTGTTGTTGGCACTAATGATAATAATGAAGTTTGGCTTCCTGTAAGTTTAGATACCCCTCAAAGTTGGGTAAGAAGTGGTAAAAACAAAGATGGGACAGTAGTTAG